AATGCCCGGATGTCGCTTTTCTCTATGCTATTGATAAAAGCCCCTGGTGCTACCTTTTCCCTGAAGCCCATAAGGTCTACCGATAGCTTGTTAAATACCGCAGCATGTCCCGTGATTTTAGGCTCGTCCCCATCCTCAACCCGCATCTCCACCTTATATGACCGTTCCTCTCTATCTTTTTCCATATCGTTTCCCTCCGTTAATTCAATAATTTCAACATTGGCAATATCATCAATGGAATCTTTCTCTTTATGCTCTTTAACCCACTTCTTAGCCTTCGCCATCGTCCATCCCTTATTCTTCTGGAATAAATAGGTGGCTACCTTTTTATCCTTGCCACAATATAGAGCCTTTATCCCCTCATCTTTTGAGATAACTATTGTGGCGGTGATATCACAGCTTGCTACTGGTATCCTTATGTATTTATCGGTTTCTTCTGGCATGATCCCTCCAATTTAATATAGAATTGTTCCTCGATAATTTCTTCGCCATCGCAATAATAATGACAGTCACCACGTTCAAATTTCCTGTAACCATCTTGAGGTTTAATTTCTCTAATATCAGCTTTCGCTTCAAGTAATGGCATTACTTAGCCCTCCCTATTTTCAATTTCCGCCTCTTTGCTCTATTCATTTCTACTACCTTAATAGTATTGCCTTCCTTATCAACAAGGCGGACTTTCTTTGTAGGCGATGGTGTGAATTTCATAATTTATCCAGGCACTATCTGACACACGCACCCCTGATGTAATGGCGGATGCGTTGTCGGTCGATATAGCTTTATCTCTGAGCCGCTCTCCGACTCTAGTTTGTCCCCTTCAGCCAGGAAGGGTTGATCTATACCCACTACTTTCCCGTTCATTTCTTGGCATAGCGGACAGCTCTTGCTTCCTAATGCTACCCATCGCAGCCTTATGATTCCTGCTCCAGAAAATACTACCTTTGCCACCGCATTGCTTAATTGGATAGTTTCGTTCATTGCCACTTTGCCTGCCCTCGTTTCCTCCCATTCAGCTAATCGTACCGTTATTGCCTCAAGTGGCTCCTCCTCCGCCTCTACCGCTTCTCTAATAAGAGCCTGGAGCTGTCCCTTTGACGACTTCGTATATCTTCCGTTAAACACCGAGGCATATTGCTTCAGGAAACTTTCTAATTCTGGCGTCATAACCGCCTCGGCATTTACCTCTTCGGAGGCTATTGCCTGTATTGCCTCAGCCAAAGAATATATCGCTGGCTCAACTTGCTTTGAGATGAACTCTGGGAAGTCTCGGTAGAAGTCCTCCAGCCAGATATCGAAATCGGCACTGGATCGCAAACCTAAATATTTCTTGGCAGCCCGCAGTATATTGTCAGTCTCTCTTTTAACAACTCGCTGTGCGGCATCCTCAAATACCCGCCTATATGATTGTGCTGTATTGTGTCGCTGGACTGCTGCCTGTGCATAAGCTCTATCAGCCCGGTAATCTGCTAATAGTAGATTCTTTGTTTCCTGTGCAGTCCCCGCCGGTAGCATATTCATAGGCACGTAATAGATATTCCCCTGATTTTCAGGTAGTGGGTCCATGTTCTCCAGTTCCCTGACATCATTTGCACTCAGCCATCCCCACTGCCTGCCGACGGAATATGCCTTATACCGGCTCTCCACATCGCCGCGCAGCAGTCCTTCCACTAGAAACTCGGCGAAGTAATCCTTCCGCTCATCTGGCCATAGCAATTTCTTACTAATGACTTGCTCCCACCGCACAAACCATGGTCTCATCGTATAGACCACGAACTCGATGCCTTGGTGCTCTATGTTCGAGAATGTCGCATGCTCAAGGTCTCCTATCATGTGAGGCGGAATATGGAAAAAGCTCGCTATCTCAGAGCGCTGAAACTTCCGTGTTTCCAGAAACTGTGCATCTTCTGGAGGGATGCCTACTTGGTGGTACTTCATCCCTTCCTCAAGAATCGCTATGCGGTGCTGGTTTGATAAGCCCTGGTGCATTTCATTCCAAGACTTCCTTAAATTATCCTGTGCGCTTGTCCCCAATTTCCCAGGATGCTCTAAGACTCCGCCGGGCTTGGCGCCATTGCCGAAGAACCTCGCCCCGAATTCCTCTGTCGCCAGCGATAAACCGATAGCTTCTCGGGCCATGTGGATCGGTGAATAGCCCATCATTCCATCAAACCCGAGTCCTGGAATATGCAAAACTTTAATAGCCGGCAGTATTATTTCTTGCCCATCAGGTAATCGATAATAGTAATATAAGCCATCTTTCTCCCGTTTTACACGCATCTTGTTCGGTAATAGAGGCCATAAAGCCCGCGGCCTGCCCTTATCCATATCCCAGTCAATTTCAGCATAGGCATTGCCCCACAAAACAAGATGTGCCATCAGTGCCTCGCGGAAATTAAACGATGTCATCTCTGGGTTTGGGGCATCGTGCAATAGAGAATACAAGGGATGTTCATAGGCTCGCCGCTTGCTGCGAGGCGTTATTCGCCGGTATAACGGCAAGGGAATTGAGGCTAATGTCTCGGACAATATTCTCACGCAGGCAAAGACAGCCACGCTCTGAAGTGCTGTTTTCTCCGTTATGCTCACGCCAGTTGCGGTATTCCGCCCAGCTACCAATAAATCCATATCCCTGTCCATGTCGCTCAGGCTGTAACGTCTTTCTAATAATCTACTTAATATTGGTATTCTCATACGCTTAATACTCCTCTGTCTTCATAGATGGACTTTTCCACTTCCCCTTCATGTCGTGTCGCCCTATCTATTGCCATTATCAGAGCCACCATCCCATCTATTTTTTGAGTTGCCTTCGCCTTGTCGGGCTTCAAGTTTCCCGCTGGGTCCTGAGCTACCACCATATTGTCGGCATTCCACCTCAAAACAGGATGCCCGCCATGTCGTATATTCCCACCTAAAACCAGGTTCATCAACTCCTTTGTCGGTGCCGACATCGAGGCATAGCCTTGACCAAAAGGCACTACGGTAAATTCATCATCCTGTAAGTCCTGAACAAGTTTCGTTGCTCCCCACCGGTCAAAGGCTATTTCCTTAATGTCAAAGATTTCTCTTAGTTCCCTGAGTTCCTGTCTGATATAGCCGTAGTCTATGACATTCCCGGGTGTGAGCTTGATATGTTCCTGCCTTGACCATAGAGAGTAAGGCACTCTGTCCTTGCGTTCCTTTTCCTGCGCCGTGTCACCTGGTATCCAGAACTTCATGAAGATGTCGTATCCATCTTCTCTAGGGAATACCAAACTAAGAGCCGTCAGATCCGTTGTCGCTGCCAGGTCCAGCCCCGCATAACAGGGCTTGCCCTTCAACTCATACAAATCAACGGCATCCCCGCAGGCATCCCACTTGTCCATCGGCATCCACCGCTCAACTGAGGATGTCCACTGGTTCAGGTACAATCTCCTGAATGTCATTTCCAGCGCCGGCGTTTCCTGCGCTTTTTTGCATAGTGTCCTCATCTCATCTAGGTTGCGAAAAACTCCTAAAGCCGGGTTGCAATCAAACCAGACATCCTCATCTGTCCAATCGGCATCATCAGGTGCCGCATAAATGACAGGCAGGAATGTCGGATCATCTATAATCCCATCCCTCACCTTGCAGGCATAATCGTGCTGCTCCCAACAAATCGAGTTCCTATCATAGCCCGCCGTTGTGATACAAAGTAAAAGAGGTTGCCGCCTGGCGCCAAAAGAAGTAGTCAAAACATCCCACAGTTCCCGGTTCGGTGCCGCATGGAGTTCATCATAAATCACGCCATGCGAGTCATAGCCAAACTTGGAATAAGCCTCGGCGGATATGGCAGAGTAAAACGAGTTCTGCGCATGATAGACAATCCGCTTCTGACTATCTATAATCTTGAATCGTTTTAATAGTGCAGGCGCTTGCCTTACCATCGCAGCCGCATCATTAAAGACTAAGGCCGCCTGATTTCGGTCATTGGCTGCCGAATAGACTTGTGCTCCTATCTCATCATCGGCGGCTAGAAGGTAAAGTCCAATCCCTGCTGCCATAGTGGATTTTCCATTCTTCCGGGGAAGCTCGATATAGCAGGTTCGGTATTGCCTTGTCCCATCGGGATTCAACGTCCCGAATAGCTTTTCAATAATATCCCGCTGCCAAGGCATCATGTTGAAAGTCTGCCCGGCCCACTCCCCCTTACAGTGTTTCAGGTTGTTAATGAAAAGGACCGCCCTCTCGGCAGCCCTTTCATCTATTCTAGGCTTCGTCTCACAAACCATGTTATCTAAACTCAATATTCAGGTTCAATATATAAGCCGCCAATTTCATTAGTATTTTGGCTATCCAGACTTGAAATCTCCACTTAGTTAGTCCCGTTATATGGACAGTCATAGTTATATTCGACATCACATGACATATCGGTAGATTCACTTTTGGTCCAGCCATAGCTAATTCCTACTCGTATTTAGCAGCTTATCCAGCGGATCCTCGCTCTCAGATGCACTAACACTAATCCTCGTTCTTGATGCCGGTGTCATCCCGAATTCCACAAGGAACTTGTGCATCTGCTCCATTGCCTTGTTCGCCACACTCAAAAGGGGATTCATCACCAAATTCCCGTTGGTAGTCTTATAGAGAAACTTTAACTTGCCTTTTGAGAGCTTGCCGAGGTCATTTATCTGCTGTTCTGCCTCATACCACCTGCCATAAGCCTGGCAGTAACCAGCTAGAGCAGAGCGGTCAATTTTTGTCAGCAATCCGAGAACGTAAAGCTCCTTTGTTATCCGTGTCCATTCTCTCCTCGCTGCTCCCTTTATAAACATAGGGCAAGTTGGGATAGTAGAGGCAGGATTAGGCTCACTATCTTTTAATGGCCTTTTGCTCGGATTCCCCTCTAATTGTTTTAATTTCGTTGGTTTAGGTGGAGGTCCACTCATAATTTCATTGCCTCCCTTTATATAATTTGACATTAGTTTATACTCCCGTTATTCTCGGAGCATGACTAAATTGCTAACTTTACAAACATATATGCAAACTGGGCAGTGGGAAAAGGCGATTAAATATGCTGCTAAATTCCCACGATTAGGTGCTGATAGGGATGCAATACTAACTGCCTCATCTGTATTGCTATCACCATCGTTTTATCTCAATATAGGTCAAGACCCACAGATTTTAATAGATAAAGGTATTTCTGCATTAAAACACCACTTCAGCATTTCTTGAAAGTCATAATATATTCATGGCATTTTACAGTTCGTCTATTTTCGTATGCCTTTTTGCGAAACCTTAATGCTTGCGATATAACTTCGCTGACTACTATATCCCACATTTTCAGGTTAGTGCCTTGTAATATGGCTGCTATAAAATCAGCGTGCATATTGACTAGGAAGCCTTTATCCCGATAGTCATTCAACACGAAGTTAGCCAAGCCATTAGGTTTCAATATTCTCTCTGCTTCCTTCACCATATCCACCATAGCCAACAGCCATTTATCGTAGCTTCCTAATCCTGATAAGTCATCAGGTTTATCGCTATATTCCTCTAATGAGAAAAATGGCGGATTACTATGCACAAAATCATAGGTATTATCTGGTTCACCCGTATGCCGACAATCTGCCTTTGCTATTTCAACATTGCCCTGCCCTGGCATTTTGGCTATTTGTTTTTTATCAAAGGCTATTGCCTTATCCCATATATCAGATGCCTTGCCGCTGAACCCCCAATACTTAGCAGTTGATGAAAATGTTACCCACCCAGAACACATCTCATAAAACAAATCACCTCCTCTCATATAGGTTCTGACTACACGCTCAGTTGCAAGGCTATTTGTTCTCGACCACCTGTAGGATATTGTATTGCCACCATCATTGCGCATTGGGAGTTTAAGCATATATTTATATGCCTGCCCACCATTGCGAGGCAAATCTTTCCAAAACGAACTTAGATTGTAACCAATTAGTTCTTGTATATTATCTAGTTCACTACCATCGGGGTCCCAAGGGTTAGGAACATGAAACTGAGTCATCAAGTCCTCAATTTCATCAGCCGTAAAGCCAGTAAGCTCCATATTAGTCTCGCCGTCGTCCAATTCTTCAAGCAAATCCTTCAATGTGGGCAAGTCCCACTCAGCCAATAGAGCCGATTGATTGTCCATAATCCCGTATGCACTGGCCACAGCCTTGTCATCCTTGACAAAAGCGACCGCAATCTCGTCCCATCCTAGAGCCTGAGCCGCTTCCCACATACCATTGCCAGCCTCAATCGTCTTTGTTTTGGCATTTACTACGATGGGTTTCCTCTGCCCATAGGCATCAAGAGAATCCATAATCGCCTTCAGGTTCCTTGCCGGATGCTGACGTGCATTCCTTAAGTCCTATTTTACCGAATCCAGCGGCACTTTTAGGCTTTCTAATGCTTCAATTACATTGTCCAATTCGTTTTAACCCCCATAGGCTAACCTGCGAAATCTCGCGTGTCAC